TAAATCTCGGTCTAGAGTCCGCCGATCTGTAAAGCAGCGGCGAGGTTGGTCTGAGAATAAGTCAACAGTCCGCCCTAGTCCGGAAGTTCGACAAGTCGTTCTGTTCAGCCGTCGCATAACCACTAACGGGGATATTATTCGTAATACCTCCGCTTTATGGGATTTGTTTCGGCGAACATGGACCGGCTCGAGAACTCCCAACTTTGGCAGCCTTAGACGTCGTGCGCTACCGGTTAATCCGCATAGCGTGGATCTCACCTTATCACAACCTACTCAATGTTTCTACTCTGAGAAGAGTAAGAGCAATGGGTTTGGAAGTTATTGGGTGATGTATCCTAACGAGTTAATCTCAGCAGACCTACCATCCGATCCAGGATTTAACTCCGAGATCGCGAATAAAGCCATTCAGAACGTGATTAAACGTTCCGAACGCGGGATTGACGGTAATCTCGCGCAAGACATCGCGCAAGCTAACCGTACGGTTGACGTCATCTTTGATGCCGCCACTCGTATGAGTAAAGCTGCAAATGCTGCCCGGAATGGAAACATTCCTGGTGTTATTGATGTTTTATGGCAGTCTTCGACTCCTAGATTTCAGAAAGGTCGGGAACCCAAACGTGGCGGTTCGCTTGCCAATAATTGGCTTGCGTTCCAATACGGGTGGAAGCCTTTACTTAATGATATCGACGGAGCGGTGAAGGCCCTCGCTAAGTATCATACTGATACTCGCGGGAGTATTCGCATGGTGACTGGGTCAGCCTCAAAAAGAGAGGTCTCCTATGCTAACGTAAACCATCCCTTTAACGGTTCGTTTAAAATTGGTACTATACAGTATATTACCAATTACTCGACTCGTATTGGGTTACGGTATGCGATAGATAATAGGTTGCACTCTTTCCTTGGCCAGACCGGCTTTACTAACCCCGTGAATCTGACATGGGAGTTATTACCTTATTCTTTTGTCGTCGATTGGTTTCTACCGATCGGACCTTACCTCGAAACGCTTTCAGCGTGGGGAGGCCTGGTCTTTGTCGATGGATTCCAAACCGACTATGGCAAGAGGATAACATCTTCGTCAGTGAATTGGTCGGGTAGTCTCCCAGCATCGCCTGACACAGCAGAGGAAGCGTATGG